TCTAATGTGCAAGCCTTTTGCGTTGGCAAGCAATGATCCGCAACCTTCTGATCCGTACACGCGCGAAGTATAGGCGTTGCCTAAATACTCGGAATAGAATAAATTTGATTGGTCGGTTATCCGATCGGTTACCGCTGAGATTACATCGTGGGTAAGGAATGCTTTGGTGGTGGTGTCAGCGGTTACCGTGTTTAAATCTAACCTTATTTTGCTTTGGCCGTAATTTTCCAGCCCTTCTAATAATGATTTTTTTGATACCCACCAATTGGCGGCTGTTTGTCCGGGAGTATTTACCAAAGCTGTGATAAGAAAATCAGTATCGACAAACGTACCGCCAAGCGTACCAATAACGGATATTTCCCAAGTGTCATACAAGTTAACAGCGCCAGCCGTCCCCGACCCGCCAGTAGATGGGAATAAGTTACTAGAAGCATCCCATAAACCTCTATACCATTGGCCTGATGATAGTAAATTTGTTCCTTGGTGTAGAAAAAATTCTACATCGTATTGGTTTAATCTGGAAAATGCTCCGTTTGACCCATTCCCCTTTTTACCAGCCCACCCTTTTGATCCTAAATACAAAATTCGATAGTCGAAATTTGGCATTACAAATTTTCCGTAAATCTTTACTCTATCCCCTTTTGTAACATTGAATGATGTTACTGAAAATGAATAATCAGTTACTACTGTTGATGCATTCGTTACGGTTACACCATCGTTTCTAACGTAACTACTAGGTATTGTTCTGTCTGTTTTTGTGGCGGCTATTGGAGCCTCATCGTTAAACTGAAAGTAAATATCTACCACTGATAGAGTTGAATAAAATCTATCATTTTGAGCGGGGTTTGTTATTGGTGTTGGGTTACTTAATGTAACAACCAATTCTGATAAATTCAAAACTCCACTTTCAATAAAATTGAAAGATGTAACCACATCGCTAATTATCTGTGTTGACGTTGGGTAGATATTTGATTTTTCCCTTATCTCATCTATTGACTCATTATCAAAACCAAATAAAAAATAAACATCACTACCTATTGCCGTGATAGTTGGTGAGAAGAATCCTATATAATAGTTATAGTCTTGATTTGCTTTGTAGGTTTTTATAATAACCTGACTAGGTAAAGCCAAATCAAACTCACTCGCAGCCGTCACCACCTCACCGCTTTCAGATGTTGTCTTCTTAATGTCGACCTTGTTTTGAAATCTGGATACAAACTTTGTCCAGAAACTTTTTTGCGTGAATACGATTTGAAGCAGATGGCTATCTTCTAGGCTTTCGGTGATAAGGTTGACGGCAATTTGCCCGGTGTATAGCGTCTCAAATTCATTGGTATCTATCGGGTCGATCTCTACTAATAGTTCAATTTCTTCATCTTCCCCGTAGGTCTTTTCAATGTTCAGCACCCAATCGCGGCCACCGTCATCTACTCCGTTGGTACCGTACGCCATGAAAGAGCTTTTGAAAAACTCTACAAGTGAATGAAAATCGGGATGCCGCTCGAATCCTATGGTAGAATCTTTCCAGCCGTCCGGCTCCGAAATTACTTTCGAGCCTTCAATATCGTGGGTAAGTGTAAACCTTAGAACCATGATCCCATACTTAAAGCCCTGATCTTCTTTTTATGTGTCTCGCTTTCTTCTTTCCATTCGTAAACCGTTGCCATGTTACGGGCAAGGTTTGTCTGTGAAGGTCTGTTTTTAGCCGTGATCTGCTTTAACTCCATCACCTCGTTCAATAATCTTTGATCGCGTGGCGAATCTATTCTTTCAGGCGTACCCATTCCAGCCAAGGCAAGCATTCTAAGAGTTTCAGGCCTTGGGATTACCTCCGTCCCTGCTGGCAAATCCATAACAGTAGGGCGGCCAGGCGTCAATCTAAATTCACCCGATGGCATCCGCATTAATTCCGCGCCCTGTTCACCTACCATGGCATATCCTCCGTGGTGATTGTCAGTACCTTTGTAATATTGAGGGAGAGGTTTTGCGTTTATAGCGGCTATCTGAATACCGCCTAAAGTAGCCGCTAATGCCATTAATAACGGGTTAGGGAACACTTTCAGGATATTGATAGCTGTTAGTATCCCGGCTTGAACCAAGGCAAAATCCTTTTCTAATTGAGCGGCTTTGCGTTGCTCCTCTTTCTTTTTCTTTTCAAGTGCCGCTATCCTTAATTCGCTTTGAGCTTTGATTTGCACCTTAGCCTCGGCATTGCCTCCGGCTAAAAGTATTTCCTGATTAGCCCTTTCCTTTTCTCTATTGATTTCAGAATCAATGTCAGCAACTTTAGCGGCTGTTAAATTTGCTGATAAGGAAAGAATGGCACTCGAAAACTGATTGTAGTAACCCTGTATTTCGCTAAGTTGATTTACAATATCCTCGACTTCTTTTTTGAGTAATTTCTTTTTGTTTTCAGAATACTCAAGGTCTTTCTCAAGAATTTTAGCCTGATGATCTTGCTTTGCTTTAAACTCTTCGTTATTAGCTTCCTTTTGAGCCTTGTTTAATTCAGCGTAAACCTCATCAAGTTTTGATCTGGTTTTATTAACCACGTCCTCGCCTAAAAATAATTCGGTAGGGTCAACCGTTGATGTATCAATATCTTTTTCGTTAGCGTCTTTCATTATTTCAGAAACACGCTTCCTGATTTCTTTTTGCTTTTCTAGCACCTCGTCAAGTGCCTTTTTCTGGTTCTCTTTATCCTTCTCTAATTTCTCCGCCTTCAAAACAGCAATGTCATTTTCGGATTGCTTTATTGAGTCGGTTAATTCCTGAATATCTTTTCTTCTTTTTTCGTTATATGATTTTTCCGAGAAGAAAAAGTTTGTTGCAAGTATGTACTGCCAGTCTGAAACCTCCGTAAGTTTCTGAATTTTCTCATTTTGAATCCGTATAAATTCCTCATGCTGCGCAATCTCCTTATCAGTAGTTTCTTTTTTTGCAGCCCTTAGTAATCTAATTTCAAGATCGTATCTTAGATTGATCGCTTTCATTTCACGATCCAATCTTTCGATAGTTGACTGAGTTAGTTTTTCAGCCTGATCTTTGAAATAGTTAAAGGCTATCACGGCTCCAGCTATCGCGCCAGCGATTAGGAAAATTGGATTGGTTAGCAACGCAATGCCAAGTTTACCCATCGCGCTACCAAAGCCACCTAGTCCACTAATAGCCTCCTTAAATGTCATTCCCCTTGCCAGTTCAGCTATTCCTTTTATTTGAGTAGCCGCGCCCCTGAAATCTAGGCTCCTAACTTTGTCACCAAGTAATCCAAATCGAGTGCCTAAGTTTTCGATGGCTGTATCTCCTTGGAACGCCTTGGCTTCGTCTTTTGCGTCTCCTATTTTATCGGCTATCTCACCAGCTCGCTTTGCCGCGTCTTGGTATTGCTTAGATGATTGCCCAAGCGTCTCACCAATAGCAACCATTTCGCCTCGAGCGGCTTTTAGTTCTGCTTTTAGTCCGGCCAATGCGCCTTCGTAGTTACCAACCGTATCTTTATGAATGCCTTGTATTTTGTTAAGCCTTACTACTTCGTCATATTGCTCTACAATCGCAGCGGATAGTTTTTTTCCGGTTTCAGTATTACGAGCCTCCTCATTTGTGAGTAAAGCATAAGCCTGCCTGTTTGCTTTCAATGCCGCCTCCAATTCCTTTAAAGATGAATTAGCCGCTCGAACATTTATCGCCTCCTTCTCGCCTAATGCATTCCTTTGCTTTTGCTGCTCCTTCAAGTCCTTCAAAACAGCCGTTTGTTGCTGGTATACTTGGCTTTGTTTCGCTGTCTCGGTTGCAATTTGTTTGCTCACCTGCGCAAGTACGCGCTGTTCATCTGTTAATTTCTTGGTTGTTTCTTGCGTGTCCTTTAGTCCGGTATTACCCGAAAGAGCATCACTGTATTTTTTTGAACTGACAACAACTAAATCAACCGTAGATAAAAGTTTTTCAAACTCCTTGGTAAGAATAACGGGAGCTTGTAGGGCTTCATCCGAAACTAAATCTTGTCTGGTTATTTCAGCCATTTGCCTTAGAGTTTTTCTCGTTGATTAATTTTTTGTATTCGTTGAATCTTAACAGGCTGATATTATCCGAAACCTCATAACCGAGGCACAATGAAAGACTAGCTATAATGCCATCAAATGAAGTCACTGAGCCTTTGGATTCTGGAATGTAAGATTTCAACTCATTTGCCTTCATTGTCATTCTGGTGATCAGATTTTCCGACCTGATTAGGCAAGCGTTAATGGTATCGATATACGCATGATTGCTGCTCTTGTCTATCCGGTAACCTCTTTCTCCTAGGAAGGCTATGTAATCATCATCAACCATGAAGATCAATTTAACCAAGTAACAACGGATTAGGTTGTATTCAGCAACCAGTCTACCATACGATTGCAGCGTATCCTTGTAGTTTATATAATCAAAACCTCCGTTTGTTTCGTAATTCTTTTGAATGATCTTTTCCCATTGCGCTGCACACTCCGAGTCTGTCGCGCTGCCTTCAATAACTAACTTCTGATATTCACCCGATTCAGTTACTTCAAGATAAAGTTTTAAAGGGATATTCTCATGGTGATAGAAGTTTGCTGAAATACTCTTGGACTTCCGGCTTAATTTCTTGGCGGTATTCCTCAAGGCTTGTTTGATCGAGTCCGAATATTTCCCCATACTTTTGTTTTAACTCGCTTGTTTTTTCGTCAGTACTATCGAACGCAACAGGAAACTTATCATCCTTTGCAAAGAATCCTTGGTAAAAATCACCGGTTAATTTCAGGTCAACTACTCCGGCTGGGTTCAGACTTCTTTTGAAAGCTGCATAGTTAGGATTCCTGTAACCCCCTAGGCTTTGTCCGTTAGCGTCACGGCCTTCAAATAACTGCTTTGTGTTTAAGTCGATCGCTTGGTTTTTAGATTCCTGCACGATTTTAAGAATGCCGGAATCAATCACTTGCCCATTGATCGTCTTTAACCTAGCCACATAGTCGCGTATCTTACCCATAAAAAGAAGGGGCGGGCTATAACCTCCGCCCCTATCAATTAAACAGTTACTTTACCTCCAGTGCTTTCGTAGCCTGGTATGCTTAACGCACTTGCTGCCACAAGGTCAACAATATCACCAACAGTAAACGCGGCACTTGAAGCAATAGAGTAAACCCCATCACTAGCCTGCGTTACGCCTGAGATCGTGCGCGCTACTCCAGCGGAAGATTTAACAGTGAAGTCAGCCGCTACAAGTCCATCAATGCTTGTTCCATCACAAGTAGCCTTTACCGTCACTTTGATAAGCGAAGATGTTGCCGATCCCGATTGAACTACATCAACATCAACGATGCTAAACAGATCGTTTACAAATCCACTACCGCTGATGATCGCACCATTTACGTCCAGTTCCTTATTATCGGAAAGAACCAAGTAAATAGGTGTCTTCGTGGACACCTTGCCATCATTGAACTTCAATTTCTCCACATTCAAAAGTTCGATGTCGAAACCTACAAAGTTACCGGACGCGTTCAACGTTCCTATCAATTGGTTTTCGGTATCGATCAAAAAAACTTTTGCGCTGGCGTTACCTGAGTGGGTAAACATTGCCTTGTGCAGACACAAACTTTCTTGAACTGATACACGAAAGCGGTAACGACCGTCACGGACTTTCTGTGAGCTAAGATCCGTTTCTTCGTAGATAGCTTCCTCGGAAGTGTTCTCGAACATTTTAAACTTTGGCCACAGGTAAATGCGGTTTGACGCGCTAGCCAAAAGAGCGTTTTGCCAAGATGCCTTTAACAGGGCATTTGAAGTACTTAAACTGAATCCTACTGGAGTAGTAATCATTCCCTTCATCAACGCAGGGAGAGCGTTACACTTGGATATACCAAGGTTCTTTTTTGCAATTACGCAATCTGCCATAATATTTTTCTTTTTAAAGTGTTAAACAATTTTTGTCTCTCATTGAGAATTTTAAATCCACAATTTCAATCGCGTCTACCGGATCATTAAAGATGTTTTTCAGGTTGCCTTCCTTTGCTTCTGTTCCCCAATACGGACGATCTATTTTTATGTGATCGGGAATAGTTAAATCCCCATCCCAAAAAAACAAACCTGAGTTACAGAATTTCAAAATGAACTTTTCGTAAAGCGGATAAAGGATCGGCTTGAATACATTGGTCATTCTCTGCTCCGCGTTGCTGTTCGCGTCTGACTTGGTAGCGATCACAATGTTTAATTTGAAATCACTAACTCCGTCACGCTTTACCTCGGCAATGTCAAACTTCAAAGCAATCAACGGGTAACGCTGCTTCTTCTTAATCGGGTCTTGCTCTTTCTTTGTCAGTCGGTCGGCTATCTCTAGCCTATGACCGTACATGTAGTAAGGCGATCCATCTGCGCCAGCTTCGTATTGCGGCTCGTAGTAACTTTCGTAATACCCACCGTTACGCATGGCTTGAACTACCTTTCCGATCTCGTCAGCGATTACTATCATAACCCGAAATTGTTCATGTATCCCGGTGAGTTAAACTCATACGATAGATAGCCGCTCATGTCGTTGTAGCTTGTGGCCACATCGGCATTAAAGTACTCTGAGTAATACAGGAAACCATACAATGTATTCTCTACATCGCAATGACTTCCGGCTAATTCCGCATACTTATTCCATCCTCGAATGATCCTTTGATTTGGACTGATCACGCTTGAATTTTCCTTTGCAGCGACTATAACCCCGCTCGCTGTCTGATTATCGTAGGTGTACTTAGTCCACAGTGAACAAATCAAAGGGACTACCATACGATTCATGCCGTACCATTTTTTTAATCGGTCGTCATACAAATAGGTATCACCGTACACCAACCGCGCCCACCTATTTAAAGGTTGCTTCTCCCACTTGGTCGCGTCAGTTGGTAATTCGGTGGTACCTTCAAGGGCTTTGTAAATGTCGGCTTTGTTATCCGAAACATAAATCACAAGCTCATCAATCGGGTACGTTAACCCTGACTGATAAACGGCTGGCAAAGAATTAAACCCAGTAACTAATGAATCGTAGAATAAGCTACCCAAAAGCTCTCGCAATTTCTCCTCCTCGTGATAAGTCACGAACGCATCAAACGTGCCTGGCGATAGATCGTCAAGCCCACTAAGATTGAAGGGCAATTGATTAAAATCTTGGGTAGCTACAAACATTCTCGTTAGTATTTATTTCGGTAAAGCAACGCGGAGAAACTTGCCGCCATGGTACCGGTACCAGTCCAGCTCACCCTATAATAAAGGAATGGCGAACCAGTTAGTCTCCAATGGTAACTATTAGTTGCATCGGTAGCGGTAATGGTGGCCAGAGCGGTTTGTGTTTCAGCCGTATTCAACGCTTTCCAGTTTGTGCCGTCCAAACTACCCTGAAGGGAGATTGTACCGCCTACGGTGCCGGAAATCTTGGTAACATTCACCTGAATGGTCGTGTTGACCGTTGGCAAATCCTTTAGGATACGACATTGCACCGTGCCTGTTGCGGTATTGGTCACCGTGTCAGACTTTGGAAATACGCCACCCGTTGACAGCGCGTTGAAAAAGTCAGCTACTTGAGCCTGACTTGTGATCGAAAGCAAGGCTACCAAGCCAACGATCAAGAGATTTGTTTTTCTCATATATTATGCGATGTTAAGACCTGCAATTGCAGCGTCAATGTTTGTAACCTTCAAAAACGCTTCACGGTCAACGTTACGGATCAACAAGAATAATTCCTGTTCCGCTCTGATAGTCCATTGATTTTTCAAGAATTGATCGTTTACCAATCCCATTTCAATAGTCACGTCTTCGCCTTGGTGAACCTCACCATAAGAGAAGTCACCGATTAAAAGCGTTCCAGCGGTGACCATTGCGGACTCAACGACCAAAACGGAATCAATACGAGTGCCATCCGCTGAAATAAATGGGGGCAACAAATAATGTCCGTCTACGGCTTTTGCCAACTTGTATTTCAAGATGTCAACCGGATTCATTACAACGATATTAGGCATGTACTTACTTTGCTTGCCCGTTCCGGCTGCGCCCCCGTTCATAATTGACACGCGTAATGCTGCGATCAAATCATAAAGGTTTGCATCAATCAACTGGCCAAACATTGGCAAGGTTGCATCAATAACCTGAGTAGGTGACACCGTATAAACACCATTGATTTGAGGGGATACGCCTGAACCGCTGTAAACTTGTGCATCTACCGCTAATTCAAGGTTCTTGTTCAAAAGCATGTTGATTTGCTGAGAAACAAAACCAAGGTGACGATAAGCCTGTTTAGAAACTGGGATTGTGTCGGCAATCACTTGAAAGGACTCAGTGCGCTCAATCCATGAGATAGCGGACTCCGGCTTCGTTCCATTTTCAGCAACAGGAGCAGCATTTCTTGTGATCGCGTTTTGATCCATCCAGCGCACAACGCCAGCGGATTCAGCCATTTGAGCTGGTGAATAGTTGTACTGAGTAAACAATCCACGGAGAACCGATTTGCGTGTTGCCAGCTCGCCAATACCCGGAATTCTGATACCCATTGTGCTGCCGCTAAGGCTGGATCGCTGAACGAGTGTTTTGCTGATTTTCAAAGATGCGTGTGCGCCATTGTCACCTGATGACATCGCTTTGATGACATCCGCATTTTTGGCAACAATTTCCTCAACGCTTGTGCCTTGAGTTTCTCCACCTTTTGAAACCAACTTACCAAGTTCGATGCCTTGCTTCTCAACGGCTGTGGTCAATTCTTTGATTGACTTATCCGTTACCCCGAATTCACCTAGCTTTGCAGCTAATTGGTCGGTGGTGATGAACCCTTTTACTGCGGATTCAATAGCTGCTTTTGTAGCATTGCCATTTTCTGCGGCTATACCCTGCAGTAATTTTTCAATCTCTTCTTTTTCCATTGTTAAATGTGTTTTTTTGGTTGATAATATTTAAGTAGCTCACTAGCTTTTAGAGTGCCTTTTGGCGGCTCCTGCTTACGAGTGGAAGTATCCGGCTCGCCTTTCGTTTGCTGTATTGATAAAGTGGGCGTTGCCCAGTTCGATCCTCTTTTAACTGCACTACCTTCGATGATCTTTGCCTCGGTAATCGCCCAGAAATATTCGGCCTCCAGCGCGTCTTCTTTGTTTGCAATCTCATCAAAGTATTTTTGCCACATAGCGTATTCTTTCTCGTATCGCTCGTCATTGACCGCTAATTCCATTTTAACGTATTGCATACCTACCGAGTGATTAGTTACCTTTCCGGTTCGGTATTTTTCAAACATGAACTCGTTTTCATTTTTGTCAATGATAGAATCGAAAACTAAGGCTTGCGTTTTTCCCTCAAAGTTTATCCCTAACTCATGCCAAGAAATTTGTTTTGTGAAGGCTTTAACGTTGTCGCTTATTGTTCCCTTAAAGCTAAATTGATGCTCTTGGATTAGTGAAAAACCCTTATTGTCTTTCAAAGACTTATTCCAGAGCTGGTCAATATGAACATCATAATGCGAATCAAATAACTTGGTTGTGTTGATGATAGAGCGAACTTTAATTTGTGTGGCGATGTCGGGTATCGCCTCAATTGTTTCTCCAGCCTTAATAGCAAACTCGACCTTATCCTTTTCGATTACCAACTCAACAAAGCAAGCTACACCGTCAGCCTCTTTAGTAACGCTTTTCTTTTGAGCGATTAGCTTCGACTTGTTGACAATCAGGTAATCGATCAGATGCGATTTGTCAGCGAATGTTGGTAGTTCGAGTTTCATTTCTTTACGATTTGATTTTCTTTGACGATCTTTTCTTTGACCGCTTTTAATTTTTTAATCTCATCAGGTGTTAGTTTTTCCATAACTAATATTCAACTGTAAATGATTGTGTTCCTGCGCTTGCCTTGGCAAATAATACTTGGTTACGGCCTACCTCTAAATCAATTTGCTGACTTGATGCGTAAGCGAATGCTGCCGCTAGAGCGGGAGCCGAACCCGATACACCTACACCGAATTGAATTGTTCCCGCGTTACCTGATGCGGTCTTTATTTTTAGCTTGGCTCCATTCTTGCCCTGAGTCAACACGAACTCGGTCAAGTTTGCATTTGCTAGTGATGCTGTTTCTCCTTTTCTGATGTCTGGCATAACTAATTTCTTTTAGTTGATTTTCTGCGATTACGAAGCATTTCTGAAAATGATATGCGGTCTTTTTTTACAGGCTCAACAAGCGTTTTGCCTTGCTCTTTTAACTTTTGCATGTGATCCTCCGCGCTTTCGTTTTCTTCGCGCTCTGGTCTTATCTCAATCGGATCAATATCACCAGGTGGCAACGGCATATCCTCAAGATTTTCAACGATCTTTTCCTTCTCCTTAAATTCGTTGTCTCCAATCTTATTTTCTTCAAACCATTTTTCGGACTCCTCTTGAGAGTGCGGATTTACCTCACTATCGGTTTGCGCTTCATTCGGTTGTGGCGGTGTCGGCTTGTTTTTCTTGTGCTTTCCCATATCGTTAAATTTTTATTCCAAACTTTTTAAGCTCCTCCTGATATTGAACTAACGTAATTGCCTGATCCTGCAAGGCTTTAGACAATGCGTTTACCATTGTAGTGAGCGATTCACCGCGCGCCTTTAAATCCTCCTGAAATATTGGTAGGTGAAGGTATTCTGCAACTATCGAGGTATTGTTACCTTCCAAAAACTCAGAAGATATACCACCGATCCACTCATTAGCTTCCGGCATGATCGTGCGCACGTATAGCCCCTTCTCGGCTTGGTGTTGGTTTTCGTAGGTACTACCCTGAGCTCGTACAAACAATTCAGCCGGAACCCCAAACTCATCCAAGCATTTATTGAACCCCTGCTCAATTTCTTGGAAAAGTCCTAAATTCATTGGGTTGTTAGTGCCGGCCTGTTGCCACTTAATAGGGAGGTCGGTGATGATGCTTTGATATTGACCTTTGCGCGTTCCGTAGTTTTTAAACTCATTCTGCACTCGTTCAAGTTCCTTATCATCTAATAGGGCAGTTGAAACAATGTCCTTTCCATCATTCACCCACGCACCATTAGCTCCGCGGTGTTTTAGAATTACACCCCGGCTTTCGTATGCTATCCGCATGTTGTTAATCACGGATGAAAGCGCGGTTAACTTGCTTTCGCCTCTTAACAGATTCTTATCTGTGGCGTGTTCGATGTTTATCCGGTTGTCGTTGAAGTGGATTACTACCGATGAGTCATAAGGTAGATACTTACCTCCATCTTGCTTTACCTCATAGGTTACTTGTGGGCGCGTGGCGTGTAGGTAGAAAGGCGTACTATTATCGTACTTAACATTTACAATAGTGTCAGGTATTGAATACAAAGCCTTAATGCGCTCGATGTCGGGGTTGAATCCAAGTGGCACGGTTTTGAAGATATACTCATTACCAAATACCTCGCGACAAACTTTTGATTGGATAGCGAACTCTTTGAACTGCTGAAACCAGTTTGGATTTTGTAGCAAGGTGATTAACGCCTGACCTTTTGGGGTTGGCTTATCTTTGCCGTCTTTATCAACCTCGCGAAGCCGCATATTGCTAAACGCGCGCGCCTTCATGTTGATGATGGCGTTTACTTCGGGGATTTCTTGGTAGGATTTAAGGCAGTCTACACGGTCGAACGTGCCTGAATTGCCGTTAATGACGAAAAAATATCCGGCACCGTTCTTTTTTACGGTGAAAAGGTTATCATAAATAACAGGCGGGAGCCAGTCCTTTAGTACCAATTTGGAAATGTTTTCCCAAAAATAGAAAAAGACTTTGATATTCCCAATTAGGGATAAATAATATTTATATCGGGGAAAGTCGGGGATTTTTGGGAGGATTGGGAAGATTATATCCTGAAATCTCCAACCGTCAGGTAACCGGACGCGCTCCAGCAATCGTCATACTTGTCTATTGTTTCAGATAGCTGCACCCCATCGACCACGCGATAGCAGAAGTTTTCCTGTTCTCGCTTGAAATCAGGATCGCGAATTATGTGAATGTTGTATTTCTTGAGCATGCTGATCCAATACGCCCGGCTACCGGGGAACTTCTTTGTAAGTAAAGCGTTGATCCCTGATCGCCTCATGTCACTGACCCATCCTATTCCAGTGTTGGTATTGTCCATGTTGGTATCGCACCAGATATGCCCAGTAATACCTAACGACCGCACCGCGTCAATTACTTGCGTGGAGGTCTCGCATGGTGAATAGTACAATTTTTTCAGGAATAAGTCAGGCTTTGGTAATTTACGCCTAATGCCTCCCTTCATTATTACGGTAGGGTGAGCCGATCCGAAGTCGAGGCCGTGACCGTATTGCTCGATGTCAGGCGGGAAATCATCAACGTATGTAACTTCTGGGAATACAAGCCCCTCCCTATTCGCCCTCAATCCAAGGCCGTACACTTGCCATCTGTATTTATCAGCCGTGCCATTTCGGACGTTTTCCGGATTGCTAGGATCATAGCTCTCAAGTTCTTTGATAACCGAATCTTGGAGGTGCCTGTTATCCTTATAGGTTGAATGCGTAAAGACCGTGTCATTACGTTTCTCAAAGGCAAAAAACCAATGATCTGTATACTTCGGGTTCCAGTCCGCGACCACCAACTTACGGCAACGCATGATCCAATTCATTACCCTGTCTTTCTCGCATCCGGAAAGTATCTCATTGAAAAAGATAATGTCTGAGCCCGTGGCCTCTTTTACCTCCGTGGTGTTATCGTCCAGCCCTCTAAATTTGATTTCCTGCCCGAATAGCAGGTAGATGGGCTTTCCTGCATTGTCGCGGTAATTGGCCTGATTGTAAATACCTATTGAGGTAAGGCACTCCTTGAAGTCCTTGAATAGAAACTCTTTGCAGTTTACTAGCGTGTCCCGAAATAGGAATATCTCGAGCCGCTTGCCTCGGTTGTGGTCACATATCCACACCAGTAAGTGAATGAAGTCCCATGTTTTAGCGGATCGGCTAGACCCCTCATTACCGATGATAAGCTTTGTTTCGGGCTTTCTGGCGGCCACCAGTTGCGCCATCTTGAAGAATAGCCCGTTAGGCTTCCAGATCATTTTTTAGTGCCCTTGGTTTCTTGATTGTAGTGATCTTTTTGAATACCTAATATCGGTAGCTAAATTGATTTTCTTTGCCTTGCTGTTCTGTTCTAACGCCTTTAGCTTATTAAGATCATATACCGTGTTAGGTTGCCCGTTAATGATTCTTGCCTTAATCCTTTTTCTAAGCGATTCGACTGATTCTGTGTATTTGTACGAAAGAGTTTCTTTGTATAAATCTTTATCAACACCCGGCTTTGCTATTCTTTGGGCTTTTGTTAAGCCTAACTGAATAAGCACATCTTCGGTAAATGATACCTTTTCCAGATTGAAATAAACCCATTTCAAATAACCAAAATACTTTAAATCCAAAAGAGTCTGAACCGTCCATCCGTGATACTTGCCATCATCGAATTTCGATTTGGCTGTCATTGTGCGAAGTTTTACATTTTCCATACAAAATTCTGTTTCAAAAGTGTTTTGTCGGCGTGCATCCAAATTTAATTTGGCTATTTCATTTCTCCGTCTATAATCTGACCGTCTATCATTGCTGTGATTACTGGAGCAATCTTCTCGCCTTGAGTAGTAATGTCGGTTTGTTCTTTCAATCCAAGGTCACGGGCGATAATATTGGCGTTGAATGCCCCTACGGCTGCCCCTTCGAACTTTTGAGCGAATATGACATCACGTATACGCAATACGATTTCCGAATACGCTGCTTCTTTTTCGTACAAATAGAACGTAGAACTGGCTATTTCCGCGAATACGCAGAACCCTTGAATAGTAAAAGGTCTCTCTGTTGGCACTGAAACTATTGATCCGGCTGAATCACCTCCCTTGATAGCTTCGTTTTTGTACCATTTGCTATTTTGAGTGCTGTCAACATACTCCCGAAACATATCCCAAAGTTCAATGGGCTGGTATGCTTTAGGCTTACCCCAATCAGCTAGTTTCCAGAAATCATTACCCTTGGCGGCCATACGTTTCAATAAACTTGTTTACCTCTCCTTGAAGCCTTAACCCTTCACCGTATCCATCTTCTATCAAAATCTTACTTTCGATAATTTCTGACAATAGCTTTTTAGCCTCATCAAATTCATTGTTCTCAACAAGAATAACAGCAAAGCCATCAGGGATAAAGGCAACAACGCGGCCTTTGAGATAAACAAAGACACCACTGGCCTTTTCAAGTGCATCGCACGCACGCATTGAATCAGCCTCAATAACCCTTAATAGGGTGTTTTGCGAATATACCTCTGCTTTCATCACCATTTCCCTATCGGGCAGTTATTGTTTTCGTTCCTTAATTTCGCTTGGAGTACGCATCCGCATTTTCCGCAAGTTCCGTTTTTGTTATACATGGGGCAAGTTTTGCAAACTTCTATCCTTTGATTGTAAAGATAGTCATTTTTACCTAAAACTAGGTTTGTGAAGCCATGGACTATGTCTGTAAGTTGGCTCAATTCTCGTTATTCAATTTCGCCTTAATATCCATCTTAACCCCTGTTCGCTGAATCTTACGGTAGTTGAATAGGCTTTTAGGCTCAAACATTCCGTAGATAACGCATAACACGTTTACATAACCCATGATTGGATTTGAACCAATACCCCGACCAATGCCGGATTTGCTGCCATTCACACTACTATGGGTTAGTTTTTGGGAAATTTACCATGAGACAAATATACAATTTTTTAAACAAAAAAAAGGGACTCGCCCGTCTGGCTTGCCCCTTTCTAAACACTAAACGCTATGAAACTACCATGTAAATCTACAAAAAAATATGGATAAAATAGGTCTTTAACCCAATTCTTAGCCGTAAAGAATATAGTCCAACTCGCCATCATTGCTGGTTCTTTTGCCATCTTGGAGTAAATGACATACCGACCATTAATTACTAATTCAGTTCTTAGCCCGTGCATCTTCCATACACTATTTATCCATAACAAAACCCAAATTCCCACACTAGTAATGCTTATCTAAGTTTTGTAAATGCAAAGTTATCAAAAAAGTAAATCCGGTATCTTGGTTTCATGGCTTAAATTCTGGTTTTTTAGATAACCATATGTAAAATAGTTGATCTGTGGTATGATGCTCTTTTTTAAAAACACCATTAAATGTAACCTTTGGGAACCATAGAATTTTTTCATTTTCTTTTGGATAGCTCCTATTAAATTCTTCACTACACCATTCAGCGAACTTAATAGATTCGCTCTTGGCCTTGCTATCAGCGTATAGTTCGGCTGCTTCCGTGTACATTTTGTCAATTTCGTTGCGACCAGTTCTACATTCGGCTATTTTCCAGTCCGCATGACCATGCTTCACGGCCACTTGGTCTTTTGCTTGTTCAAATGTCAT